CTCTAAGAACAGCATCTCTTGATGGAACATAGCGCTGATTGCATAGGCGAGCTTCTTTTGTATCATCTGTCAATGACGCAATAGTATCTGCACCTAAACTAATTAGTGCTGCGTTACATATTTCTACAACTGATGCCATGGCCTACTCCAGTAGAGGGTCCTTCTTCTCCGAGGAGATTGGAGAAGAAGGACCCGTTGCGTTAATCTACTGTGTACAAGATAGCGCAAGCAATCGTTCCAGTAGCAGAACCGCCACCAGTTGTGATTACTACGTCAGTTTCAGTAGTATTCTCATACCCGAAACCTCCGATTGCACCGTCCGCAGACAGAGATAGATTACCAGCAGTAGCTGCAGCCGTTGCCGTAATATAACGATCATCGTCAGAAGCATCTCCGACTTTAAGCGTTACACCAGTACCAAGCGCATCGTGATGGATAATAACATCGTATACATTAGCACCTTTAGGCAAACGAGCGATAGTGATGTCACTACCTGTTGCCAAAGATGATGCTTCATACGTATCCTTCCAAACACGAAGACGACCTCCAGTCTCATCGACAGGAGCTGCAACAGCGGGAACTGCATCCAAGTTGGTGATATTAACACCTTTTACACTAGACATGATTTACCCCCTATTAAGTTTCGTCGCACTTGATTTCAACTACACGCTCTTCTTCAACACGAGTAGCACCAATAGACATGGCGTAATACACGTAAGTAGAGAAACGTTTGTCAGAACGCTCAGTAATCTTAGCTGTAGGCTCTTTACCTACTGCAAGACCAAGACCACCCTTATTCCAAGCAATTACACGACGGTAAGAACTAGAATCAGCGTTTAGTCTCTCTGTGCGAACGAAGTTGAATCCCATAAAGGTATTCACGTCGCCTTGCACAAGCGCTTTAACAGAGTTGTAATCTGAACTTGTTACTTCAGTTGTCTGCAATAGATCATGGATCTGTTTAGCAGAACAAGCAATGTAACGCTCTTCCGAAGGATCTACTTCCGCGGCATCTAGCTGTTCTTTAGCAGCACGAAGCTTACCAATAGTCAGGCCAGAATTAACCACAGAACCAGATTCAACGTAGTTCACTGCGATCTGTTGTGAAGAAGGGAATGCAACAGTTGTAGAACCAGTCTCACCTGTATAAGCATTACCAAAAGCACTAGTGATAATTTCATCATCAATAGCGCGACCCATTGCCCATGCGGCATTAAGAGCATAAGCACTAGTAGGATCAATCAGAGTTCTGATCTTGTCGAAATCATCAACAAGGTCACCCCAATCATAATCAACTAGTGATACACGTCTACGATCGTGTGGCGTGTGGATCAGAGGAGAATCAGCATGACGGCTGGTTACTTTCTGAGCCGATGTAGCACCAATCTGATCAAAGTAAGCATTCTTACCATTGATCGCCATAGTGTTCACCGCACCACGAAGACGAGACCCTTTCTGCTGCAGGAGGTGCATTACATTTGCACTATACTGCTGGACAAAAGCAGTAGTAATTTGATTAGACATAATTGTCTCCTTTAACAAAAATTAAACAAGTTTTCGAGTGAGCTCCCCGTTAAACGGACCCGTCTCTACATTCACACGTGTTCCGTGGTAGTCTATCCTACTGTCTGCACGGACCCTAGCCAGAGCTCCCCGTAATCAACCTGAAGCAATATCAGGATGGGCATATTCAAATAGCTTAGCCATTCTTGTAACAGCTTCGCCATGTGTTGGATTAGAAGCGTCACCATAAGATGTCATGAAATCAGCATCTCTTTGTAGAGAAGCAATCTCACGTTGGGCTTCATCAGGTGTCATTGTGAAGGAGCTATTTCCATCTCCAATCGCAATACTATCCTCAGCCATCGCCATACCAATCTTGGCAAACATCTTAATGACTCTAGGATCATTACCTAGCCCTGATTCTTCTAGTAACTCTATTCCTTCATCACCTCCAAATTCTTGTGCGACACGCGACGCCAGTCCTACACGCTCATCATAAGCATTACCAAATTCACCACGAAGGGTTTCTTCAGCTTGTAGACGACGATCTTCTAAAGCAGTTTCTACTTTACCGTATGCATCGACGCTAGTCTTATTATACCAATCAAATAAGCCTTCGGCTTGCTTTTTTGATAATCCTAGATTATACGCTGCATCTTTGAATTGTGACAATTGTTCACTATCACTTAAAGAACCTGCTTCTTCTCCTGGATTAAACTCATAAGAGGCTGCTTCACTTGGTCTGCCTAACTTATCATAAAAAGTGCCCCAATCAGATTCATCAGCATTTTGCCCAGGAATAGCCACCTTATCTGCACCGACCATTTTCTGTGCATTAAAATAAGAACGTGCTAGATCTTGAACATTGCCAATATCTTTAAACGCTGGTTCAGCTCTCAAATCTTCTGGAAGACTATCTGAGAAAGGAACTTCTACTTCTACATCATTTTCACTCATCATTGTTTCCTTCTATTATTGCGTCGATGTCAGCGGGCGTCAATTTAAGAAGATACATAATTCTTAGGAAGACGTTTCTTTCGCCTTCTCTATAAGCAGTCTCATGTGAATCATTCCTAACGTATGTTGGATGACCCATGTGGCACTGCTCATATAAATCAGCAAATACTCTTTTACCTTGCTCTGTGCCAAAAACAAAAGAGTAATCTGCGAGTTTTTCTTCAGCACTATAGTGGTATACTTGCTTCTCCGGCACCTAATGCTCCTTGAGCGAAATCACCTTCACCCTTTGCAAATTTACTATATGCCTCAGCAGCACCTTGTGCACCTTCAATCATTTGTTGTGCTTCTACTTGTTGCTGTTGCGCCTGTCGTTGTTGATCAACTTCACCTTGCTCCTTCATAATATTAGAAGGAACTGCAAATAACTTAGCTACCCATCTGAAGGCTTTATCACCATCTACATTGGTCATTAAGGCAGGATCTGCTTGAATGAATGGAGACATTACTTCCAAGGTTCTAATCAGACTTTCAGACTCAATTGCCTTTTGAGCTCGAGCAATAGGTGATACATACTCAATCTCTAGGACTCCAGTCTCTAATCCTGGGGGCCCTTCGGGTAATCTCTTTGACCTCTCTAATAGTGCATATACTCGTTTAATTAGAGGACCTAGGAACTCTGACTGCATGCGCCCCATCATAGGACTCATAAGTCTCATCTTCTCTTCCCTACGTTGAAGAACCTCTGTAGCAGTTTGCTCCATATGTGTCTTCTGTTGTGTAGGTGTTAAAAGCATATCTACATAAAAAGCTTTACTAATATGCTGACGACGCTGTTCCATCATATCTAGGCCAACAGTAAAACTACCTTGACTCTTAAGAGGTTCAATACGATCTTGCGTACCTGATCTGTAATAATTAAGACCACCAGGAACCGTGCGAACAGGGTTCATAAAGCCATCATCAGGAACCATTAAAGGAGGATCAACTGCTTTTTGTGCTGCTTTAATAACGGTCTTACTCATCTCGTTAAGCATCTTAATATCAGGTAAGACTGTCATTGCAGGAGAACGACCATACGTCTCTCCAACAAGTTTAGACCAACGTGGAACTAAGAATGGAAACTCGTCATAACCAGACTCGTAAACAACATGCCTAGTATCAATATGAACGTAGTATGATCCATATGCTTTACTCTTCTTATCCTTCTTCTTGAAGCCGTAATCAGAACGTGGCATTACACAATGAATAAGATCTACTTCTTTATCTTGGTCCTGTTCTGCCTGGCGACGCATCTGAGTAGATAGTGATTCAATACCCCAACGCTGAATGATCTGTCTAAAGCTCATTCTAACTTTGCGATACAACACATCAATCTTACCTTGATGATTTTCCATAATGAAACAATCAGCAAGATGAAGTGTACTGAAACGAATGCCCTTGCCTACCTCTTCATCAACATACATGACAGAGGTTCCAAAGGCAGCTGTATCTAAATAAAGCTCATGCGCCTGTGGATTGAAGTTCATCTCAGGAGAATTGAAGACATCATACATGGCGCGCTGTGTCTCAAGCAGCCAATCACGAACATCTTTATTCTCTAGAAGTTTCTTATCAGTAAGTGTTAAAGCAAACCATGGTTGCTCTGGTGAAGTAAGAAATGATTGAAGACCCGCGGCAAGTTGCTCACAAGACCATGGAGCAGTACCATCATAGATCTGCTCTGTTCTCTTATTACCTTTACTTGTTCTGGTCTGGAAATCTGCTCTACGTGGTAGGACAAGCTCAGCAACCTCTTGCCAGTGGGTTTCCCACGTGGCACGGTTACCTTTCATCTTGTCAAACCTTCTGATTATAAAATCAGCGAGTTTAGCCTTTTTTCCAGGGCCAGGACTTAATCCTTTTGATGGATCTTCAATAGCCATACTAAGCCCCTAGTTTTCTTTTAAGAACCTTTGCTTCGTCTTTAAGACCTTTAGGTCCCGTCAATATCGTTGACTTTTTACCTTTACCTAGATAGCGCTGCTGCACTTCTTTTTTCTTTGCTGCCGCTTCTGCTGGAGCACTCTCCGCTCTCGTTGGAGGCGGTGGTGGAGGTGCAGGAGGTGGCGGTGGTGAAGGTGAACTGAATAATCCAGACATATTTTCTCCTTTACATTATTGCATATTCATTGTCAGCAAACGCTGGAAGATCTTCATAGTTCCTCTCTTCACGCATGCCAACGGCCAAATAACGAAAAGCATCTGCACCGTGTGAGGTCCAATCGTGTTTAGGTTTTTCCCTGTACATTCCACGCTTTTCATCATATTCTTTTACGTACTGCTTCAATGCGTCGATACCTCGTTCGCATTTTTCTTCATCAAACCAGATTCTAGGAAGGAGCTGTCTAACAGCTGAAATACCGTCTTGAACACCGATCTGTGGAGCCATTATAAACCGAATACCAAAATTAAGTGCAACTTCTTGTCTACTTTTACCGGTACCTAATTCGCGAACTGCTATATCATGCGGAGCAATATGGTCTCCATAGGAATATCCTTTCTCTCTAAGTATAGCAGCATACTCCTCTAACCCACGACCGTTGTCTTCATAATAATCTATTACCCATACCTCCCGATTATTAACCTGGTAAAACCAGATAGCGGTAGCATCGTGCATACCTATATCCCAAGCAGTATGAACAGGAAGTCTTGGATCATACGGGACGTGAGTAATTCTACCTTCTTCAACTGCTTTCTTCATACCATCACCGTAATATGATCCTACAAGAGCTGCGTCAAATGAACAGAAGAACTCTTGTTGTATAAGTTCCTCAGGCATTCCTGCTGCGCGCTCTTCGTCAACAGCTGACATAGGGATTGATCCTGTTTTATCAATGGTCAATTCCTCTGCAAACCAGTTATCATTCTTTTTAGCTTGCTGCATTAATTCATAACCATGGTTCCTTCCACGTGGTGTATAAATAAACACTGCCCAACCGCCATTCTCTGCGAGGATTGGTCTAATATAATCCCAAGCTCTAGGATCCTGTAGTGAATACTCACTGAAAACACAACCAACAGGGTTTGCTCCTACAAGTCTATCAACGTTATCAGTACCTACGACCTGCCAAATAGAACCATTCTTCAACTCGAGCTTCATCTCAGTATTGTTTACTCCGGTAACTAACTCCTCTGGCCAATGATCCAAGAAGGATCTTCCAGTTTTAGTAATACCATCCCAAACAATCTTACGCCCTTGTTGATATGTCGGCAGCAAGTGCCAATAGAGTCCTGGTCTTTTGAATGCAGAATAAATCGTCCAGTTCATTGACGTCATATCCTTACCTGCTCGTCGATGCCAAACGGCAACGGCTCTTTTTCCCCCGGTAGCCAAATAGTCCCACAATGGAGACTGATACTCACGTGGTGACCAATTCTTAGGAATCTTTATCTTTGATGCCATTCGCTTTTTCTACGACTTCTTTATCAGGAGTAAACTGAACAAGTTCAACAGTGATTGAATGATCACCTGACTGCTCTATATCTACTGCCTTAAGCTGTGGAGCTACATACCTGGCTAACTCTTTATGACAAGATACTCTCATAGTCATATCCTGCTTTTTATCCTTAGCCACCATGATCATTGCTTCAATAGGAGAATACTTATGCTTATCCATCATCTCCTTTACAGCTCTAGTCTTAGCTTGCCTAGAAGTAGGCTGCCCTTTCTTAGGACGTCCTGAGCCATCTCTCGCGCCACCCCAACTCATAATATATGATCTCCGTAAGTGTATAGTTAGGATTGTACCACGTCTCTATAACAATGTAACAATAAATGCGATTAAAGATTTGATTTTTTCGAACAAAGGGTCTTGTAGCGACTAAACAGGGTTATTGTTATTACTATATAGAGAACTTTTTTAATTTTTCTAAACCCCATGCAAAATTGCCAATATGTCCAATAACCCAATAATATCCTTATATATCAATCACTTACGCATATTGGCACCCCTGTCGGTTATTGGCAACTGCCAATAATATTGAGCCTTTTTGTAGGTAGCCAACTATTTTTATCCGTTAGCCTTTCCAAGTCCCCCTAGTTATTTTTACTAATGCTCTTACCCTCGCGCGCCGGCCTGGGGGCCCCTGCCCGCCCGTCGTCGCACACTCGCACATGCCCGCCCGCCCCTGCGCCCGTGACCGGTCCCGCGGGTACATGCTACATTGCTTATGCCAGCCGAGCTAGGTCCGGGTTGCCGCGTCAAAGCCGAGAAGGAGAGTGATAGTATCAAGGCACGTTATAGCCGATGCCAGACAACTGCTGATTGTCGGAAAACAAATTGCAAAAAAAGTGTTTACATTGTCGGTCAACCGATGTATAATAGCACTAACGGGTGAGAAATTGGATTGACAGTTTCAAGCTCGTGGCTCTTTAACAATTAGGTATGGTATTGATTTCAATGACATTGGAGGATGTTTCATTCTCTGATTGTTGAAGATTTTTAAACGTTCTAAGAAAGGAGAATTTATCATGAACGACAAAATGAAAAACAAAACCAAAGAGCAACTTGTGGCAATGATTGAAGATTTGGAAAATCAAGTTTCCGAGTTGAAGATCAAGAGAGCGAGAAATGTTAAAAAATATCGCTTGATCAACGGCAAAGTTGATAAAAAATTGCCAAAACAAGAGCTTGCTCTGATCGCTAACGCACCTGAAGATGAGGAATTTACTGGTGTCGATCTTGAGAATTTTGCAAAAGATTCTGGCGATCTGGTAACCCGTCAGCCAGAAGGTCGCATTTTCGCATGGTATCGTGCAGCGATGGTCGATGGTGGATACATTGAAGCGGTTAAGCCAGCGGTTAACTAAAAAGGTCAAGGGCAGTCATTTCGGTGGCTGCCCTTTTTTGTTTCCGTCACCGGGCGCTCGAAAACTGCATAGAGTAGAGTGGAGGGCGAAGCAATTTTACGTTTAGCCGTTTACATTTGTCGTAAACCGATTTATAATAGACTATATGAGCGCAGACCACGGTCATACTTGACTAAGCCTGATTTGGTCACAGGCATATAAAGGAGAAACGCAATGGATAATCTTATTGCATGGGTAGTGTTGGCAGCCATTTTTGGTGCGTACGGCATGTGTGTTGTAACTGGACTTATTTCAAAAGAGACATTAGATGAAGCCAATGGTGTGGAAAAAACGATACTACGTCGTTGATAATGATGAGCGATTTCATAATACGCTCATTAGTGATTACAGCGGTTGCTTTCAACACTGTAGTCTGGACTTGGTTAATTGAAAGCTATTGTTAATAGGAGAAACAAATGAGAGGACGCAAGATCACTCAAGAACAGAAAGAGCAAATGATTGAATTAGCTCTTATAGATAAGACACCACGTGAGATAGTTGCGGCTGTAGGCTTGGCATACTCAACTGTGTGTACTTTTTTGAATAAGCATAAAACATCAATTGAGTTACTTCGCTCTAAGCAAGTAAAACGTTGGTGGCAATTCTGGAGATAAGTAATGGCAGCAATTACAATTGACTCAAAGGCACCTGAGGGCAACGCCTTCATGGTGCTTGGTAAAGCTAAGTCAGTAATGAACGCTTTGGGTTATGAGCGAGATATTATCGATCAGATGATGTCAGAAGCTATGGACGGTGACTATGATCACTTGTGCCAGACCGTGGAAGAGTTCACTGATGGTTTCATGGAGATAGAAAGATGACTTATGAAGCATTTGCACTATTTAAAGACTCAGATGACTCTATCAGGAAACTGGTAGGGTTCACCCAAGCAGCACAAGGTAAAGCCTTTTGCATGGATAAGGATAATTTGTTTATATCTACTGAAGAGCTCATTGACAAACTATCACTGGCTCAGATGGTAACAATATATAACAAGTATGCAGATAAAGAAATAAAGAAGTTTAAGGACAAAACGACAGGGGCTGAACGCCTCTGGCATGTTCTAGAAGTATCTGCACAGCCTTCTGTATATGACAAAACCTCGGACGGTGGTGATAAATCACGAATTGAGCATATACCAAGACGTAAGAAGTCTGACAGGCTATACGTCTATGAGAAAGTAGATGATTTCGAGAAAGCTATTGCAGGTATGCCTAAACAAGCTAAAGATCTAGCACATATCGTAAAAGCTGAATTACGCTCTCGTTGGACAGAGCCAGAGTTAAAGCAGGTGATACACGCTGCAGCACGCTCTGGTGCACTTAAGACGAAGCAAGATCCTTGGCGCATATTTCAGTATTACAGAAGCCATCTTTTGAATGCTGGTATTCTACGTTTAACAACAAGATCATTGAGGGATATATAATGTGGTTATATTTTGATGATGCGTTTGTCAGTGTTGTAACACACCGAGAAGATGCTAATGTCGTCTTGGTGCGTTCACGCTGGAAAGCACATATTAATAAGCTGTTTCCTAAAGCAGTAGTTAAGTATTTGCCTAAGGCAGATTACCCATACAGAGCAGAAATTCTTAAAAAGGATTTCTCAGCTATGTTAGCCAGGAAAACAGAGGAAATGCTGTATACAAACTTCAAGTATGCGCTTAAAGAAAAGTCTCCGGATCTCTACGAAGCAGCTTTACTGGTTTATGAAGATACCTTGTGGGGTAGAGAGATCCACGGGTGGTTGGGTAACCCTAACGTATAGGTTACTTTATCGTTGAGCCCCTATGGACATCCTAGGGGCTCTCTTTTTCACCTTTTTCTTATGATCCTTAAGAATTCTTGCCAATCATATGGCTTCTCAAACAAAACTCTAGGAACTGTTACCATACCATCCATTATCAAGTCATTGCTCTGATAAGGATCGTACAGTTTAATATCATCTTTGTGTCTGATGACAATCCAAACAGTACCTCCAGCATCTGCTCGTCTCATTAGCCAGGCAGCTTGATCTGCTCTTAAGTGGACTTTGTTACCAGTGACAACTTTTAGTTCTAACCAGAACTCATCTCCACCGCAGCAACCATTTACATCAGGAACTCCTTGACTTGTTGCTGTTTCAATACGTTGCCAATGAACCTCAGTTAACGCTTTCCTTATGCTGTTCCAGAAGCCGTTCTCTTTCATGTGTCTCACCCATTAAATATCGTGTTCCTTGCATTATAAGGTGTAAACGCTCTCTAGCTTCGGGAAGATTACCTTCGGTTTCCAATAGTCTAAACACTAGCAAAATATCTGTATAGATAGCCTCTAGTTTCAATTGACATTCCTTGTTATCATGTATCATTTTACATTCCCCCAGTTAGGTCCTATCTCTGCATCACAGAGAATAGGTATAGTTATTTCAGGCATACATTCCTCCATGATCTTCTTTATCTCAGCAGCTTCTTTTAGACCCTCTATTGATAAATCTACTTCATCGTGTACTGTCAATTGTGGGGTATAACCAGCATCGTCTAATAAGACAATAGCTTTCTTCATCATATCAGCACTAGATCCTTGTATAAGAGCATTCAGTGCTTTATATGTGAAAGCGCGGCGTATCAGCGGACCATATTCTTCTAATGCCTCCTTTCTTGGTAATGGCTTATCATAACCACTATACTTCGTAGGTTCCCATAGATCAAACCTTCTCTTTCTGCCGAGGATAGTTTTTAAATATCCACGACGTGAAACTGTGTTAGTGCAATAATCTTGCAGTCCTTTAACAAAAGGAACTTTCTCATGATATTGATGAAAGATTCTTTTAGACTCTTCAGGTGTCATACCTAATTGCTCAGTCATTCTTCTTGTGCCCATACCATAAGTCATTCCCAGGTTCAATGTCTTTGCAGTGGTTCGGTTAACGTTCGCCATCTCAGCAATCATGGTATGATAATCTGTAGACGGGTCCTCTATAAATTGTTTTGCTGCATCTAAGGCACCTGGGAACTTTAGCAAGCTTGCGTAATGTATTGTAACACGGGGTTCTTGCTGGCTATAGTCGAATTTCCCCCATAAAGATCCTTCATCTGGAATAAATAAAGATCTTATTTGTGGTCCTATGCCATCACCACGTGCAGGTACTTGTTGTAAGTTAGGATTTGCAGAACTAAATCTACCAGAAACTGTTCCACCATCATCTCTTCGTAACTGATGGAATTGCGTGAATATTCTACCATTCTTAGAATGATCTAGAATCATGTTTTGTAGAAAAGTTCCGCGTGCTTTATTTAGTTTTCTTGTTTCTAGAATAGTAGAAGCAATCTCATGAGGGTCGCTAGCTAAAAATTGTTGGGTAAATGAGGGATTACCCTTATCGGTGGTATTATAGGGTAAACCTAAGGTCCTATAGGCCTTTTCGATACTTTTACTAGACCATATATCAATTGGATTACCCGCTATGCGAGTCATTCGCTTAGATAATTCCTGTTCTTTAATACCCCAAGCATCATATAGTTCTTCTGTTTTATCTACATCAACGGCTACACCGCGTATTCTCATTTTAAATAATACTGATTGCAGCTTTGACTCTAACTGAAAAAGATCCCACAAGCCTTCTTTTTTAAGCTTTTCGCGTTGTATAGCAAAGATTTTCATAGGTAAGACAGCATCTTGCTCTGCGTAAGGTCCTACATATTTACTAGGTAATTGCCACAAGCCAGCTTTAACATCTTTAATACCATAAGCATCCGCGGCTATTTTAAGCAGTTCTTCGTCTTTACTGTCTCCAAGATATTCTTCAGCAAGAGCCTGGAGGGCGAAACTTCTTTTATTTTCATCAAGTAAAGGCTCGGCTATTTGTATATCCCATAAAGGTCCACTGACGTGTATATCTTCAGTCCATAACCATTCTAGATCATATAATAAGTTTGCCCCGCATTTAGGGATATTCGTAGATAAAACTTCTTGCAGCCAGGAGACAATAACTTTCTTGTCCATATTTCCTGACTTATGACCTATAGGGAAATAGCCTACAAAACCTGTGTCTGTGGCTATGGAGACACCAGCTAAGTGTCCATCATGTCGAACACCTCCTGGTCCTAGTTTCTTTAGATTTGGATCGTTAGTTTCAGTATCTAACGATATGATTGATGCATTAGATAAGTTCGGCAGCTCCGAAGGTGGTCTCCAGATACTCTCTGTCATATTCGTTTCTCCAGTATCGTCCTGCTTTCTTCCATAATTCTTGTCCTGATGAAGGATAGTCTTCAAGAAAAATGATGCGTGTACAGGAAGTATTCAACAGTAGTTTTGTGCATGTAATACAAGGTGCTGTTGTGCAATAGCACGTCTTAATTTCGTAGACGTCTCTGCACTGTAATAAAGCATTCTGTTCTGCATGTATTGCTTCACATTCATTTAAAAAACTGCCCGAAGGCTTTTCAGCCCCCGGACAGGGTTCTTCTATGCAATGACTCATACCAGCAGCTCCGCCATTATAACCGGTAGCAAGAACATGGTGACGCCCGCTGACAAGGACACAACCAACTTGTCTTCTTGCACAAGTACCGCGTTTAGCTACTAGTTTAGCCATTTCAAGGAAGTAGGTATCGCGATCAATCCTCACGAACGAAAACCTCCGTCATGAAGTTAGTAGGACATTCAATAATCCTACCATGAGCAAGACCGCGCAATTGCTCAACTAACTGACATTGTGATGTAAAATCATATGGATTAAATGGTTCGTATTCCCATGTTCTTATTTCTGAATAGAGAACATCACCGGCTTTTTCCCAATTACGTTGATACAAATGCTGAGAACCTGCTGTTAGATATAAGTTACCTAACGTCAAATCAGTCAAACCTCTGTTTCGCAACATTAGCATTATGTAACCAGTAAGCATAGTAAAGTTAAATACGTCATATGGCCAACCAAGCCAAGCATCACTAGATCTCATTGTATCGTGACAGTTAATTACACCATCACGAATAGTCCATTGAATAGCAACGGTACAAGGTATGTCTTTACTAGGCCGCGGGTTAGGTCTCCATATAGTCATTACCGCTTGTCTTGTATCGTTATCCTTTAAGAGCATATCACATACGTAATTCAATTGGTCTACTACTCGAGGGCCATATGCACCATTAAACCGCATACCATCATCACTGAATTGCTCTATCACTTTACTGTACGGAGCAATAGTTGCTACTCTGTTATCACCAGTGATGATCCATCTAGCTTCTGCTGGCATAAATTTATAGCCTAGCTTTCTCTCGCAGACAGTAACAATAGGATATTTCATATCAACAATAGAAGTATATGCAAGCTCTTCTCTTACCAGCATACCCCTTGGGTTACAGGTGGGTGCATCAAGCATTTTATTCAATAAGGCTATCCAAGCTTCATTTGCTGTTGCCATGTTTTACCTCCTCATAATATAGGTATAACAAAAAGGAAATCCAGATGATACCAAAAACAATCATTGCTGTAACCATCTTAGAGCTCCTTGGATGTTTCTAGCATCCATTGCGAATTGTTCAACTTGACCACCATGATCTTCAATACAATAACGTAGACCATCTACTCTGTTTTGGAAACCTCCGCCACGGGTAATTCGAGCAGCAAGGCTATCACCTTTACAAGATTTATTGCCATACCACAGATCTATATAACGCTTGCAAACAGCTTCCATATTGTCATACATTTCATCTCTTGTTTCGCGCATTTCTTTATGCCGAGCAACACCCGCCTTAACTGTCTTTGGCATTGCGATGATATATAAAGCACTAGCCTGTTGAGCTTTAATGTCCATAATTTGTTCATTAAAAGTAGGATCTGACCCATCTCTATAAACAGCTGCATAAATATTTTCACTCATCCAGAGTCTGTCAATGACAACCAAACGCGTTTTAGATGCTTCAATAGCGTCATGAAGAATACCAAGCTGATAACTATACATATCCAAATCATCATCATAGGTAAGATGAATATACTCACTACCAGGGGATATCTGACATATCTTGTTTGCCAAGGTGGTTTTACCTGTCGCATCTGGTCCATCAATAATAATCAATCCTTTATGCTTCATCGATAATCCCTCTCTTCTGCCATAAAGGCTTCCATAACAATACCTTCAATATCAGGAGATTTCCAGTCATCTGGTTTTACTACATCAAGAAGTGTACCTCGTTTAGAGTCATCAGCATTATTGGCGCGCACTTTACTCATGTTTGCTCGCTGAACTTCATCCCAACCTTCTTGCCAAGGGAAACCCATACCGTAAGCTGTTCCCATAGCAACATAAACAAGATCGATTAATGCATCAAAGACTTCAGCATAATCCGCTTTTTCCAAGCCAGCTTCTAATTCAGCTAATTCTTCTTTAAGAAAGTTTACCCTAAATTCTTGGTAATGTTTAGATCCAAGGTCTGGTTTACCTATCTGCTTTAAACCAAATTTTTCATGAAAAGCAATAATGTCTTTATACATATCAGCCACGACAATCCTCCCAATGATCAGAACTAGAATAAGGTGTTTCAATACAAGACCATGGTGGGAAAATATCTGGCTTGTCCATACTTTTATGTGTAACTCTCCAAATAACATTTCGTGAATGTTCAGGAAATAATGGAGCAAACATAACGGCTAAAAAGTTCACATCATAATATTCTCTTAAAGCATCAAAAGCACCGTCAAGTTCCCATTCATATAACTTGTTTTTATAATCGGTAATAGAAGCAAAAGTTCCGTAATGAGCCTCAATAGTAAAGCCGTGATCTTCTAACATACGACCAAAGGCTTCGTAGGTCATCTCATTGACGTGGTTTGCTGCTGCTTTACCATTAAAGCAAGGGGTAGAAATAAAAGCTACACCGTCATTAGTCAAATGTTCTTTAATAGTTTTAAGCATGCGATGAACGTGCTCAGGCTCAATATGTTCAACAACTTCAAAACATGTAATTATATTTCGATCGTTGGGCAAAGCTAGTCCTGTAACATCACCACTAATTAATTCAATTGGAAACTTACCGGTGTGGAACATTTCAGGTACTTCCAATTTGTTTACGTCAACTCCAATATAGTCTTTTGCTATCATTCGAGATGAGTACATTGTTTTAGCTAATGGAACTTCTTTACCGCAGCCAATATCTAAAATCTTGGCATTCTTATAGCGTCCTTTAGCATTCAAATATTTGATTACATGGGTCCATCTAAGTACATGTGCAATATAATCTCTGTGAATAAACCCACGTTTTTCGGCTGTGTCTAATGACAAGTGGGTGTTGTCAATAGCCTTTCCTCTAGCATTCGCCATCGTTTCTCCTATAGTTAATGCCCCTCCGAAGAGGGGACTTTGTTTTAATCGTCAGCAATTTCTCTGCGTTCTACTTCAATACAATTATTATCCATAAGTACTCGCTGATAATAAGACAGGATCCTACTAACAGATTGCTTAGTAGTCAAGCGGCGTTCAAGAATAGCTAGCAAATCATTGCGCTCAATAGGTTCTTGCTTAGTAACCTCTTTGATAACCTCAACGATTTCCCAAGCTTGATCAGGAACATCACATTCCGCTGGACAATCTTTGTATGAATAAAACTTTAGAATTTTCTTTGCCATATTTTTTCCTTGTTAGGCGGCCTTAGCATACTCCTGAGCAAGATCAATTGCATTTCGCTTAAGAGTTGCATTACGACCAAACCATGCGTTAAACATTGCAGCATCTCGTTCACGACCTAACTTGTGATCAACAACATAAGTGACTGCATTAGCTGCTGCCCACCAAGTGTTTTTTGTAGGTAAGTCATGACCAGGTTGCTTCCAAATAGCCTCACGCACTAATGACGCTGTTCTCTTAAACTGCTGAAAATCTACCACAACATCAGACTTAACATCTTTTATTTGTGATGGAGCTAGAAGTTCCGGTTGGAAAAGCTTGGCAATATATTCATCGACCTTTTTATCCGTGAATTCTTTGCTCGCAAGAAATTCTGCATTATGTTTAAGTTGATCCATCTGATTACTAGCTAAACCAAGTGCATCTTCAGCTTTGGCAATAACAGAAGCGTCAAACTCCTGAATATGCGGCATTCTGAATTGTCCCTTAGAGCTTTCACCTAAGGCATATGTCAATGTGTTATTACACACGACACGCGTAGGCGTAAACTTCATAATAAGACTTTTACCCCATTGATGTGGCTGAGATAGTAGAAGATAACCTTCAACCTCATCACCACCAGGAAGAGTAAATCCCTTATTAATTTTTGCTAATCCCCAGACATGTTGTCCTCCCTTAAGTGATCCAGCTGTATTCATTTCCATGTGACCTGCATCAGTGAACTTCTTAAAGAATTCAAACACTTTCTCGTTTTGAAATGGAACGTAGTTAGATCCGCATACTCCAAACTGTGACTCATCAGAATCTCTCATAAGAACTCTGTAATCAAGTACTGGAATATCTGTCGTAGTTTTCAATGGACGTGCGGACACGGTCCAATCCAAACCAGCAGCTACTAGCATTTCGTGAGGGGTTAAATCGTGTTCTACCTGAACACCAAGGCCATGCCATGGAACGTCACCCGCCCAAGCCATAGATTCGACTTCATGTGCCATATCGTTTCTCCTTTCTATAAATGGTTAATTGTCATATAAGGTTTTGACCTTATGTGTATATTATATACCGACAAAATATCTAAGTAAACAGACTTTTTTACTTTTTTACGGGATAATAAAAAATCATAGACTATAAAATAAGTTTGTCATCGGTTGTATCAAATGTAAGGATTGTTTTGCTCGAGTGCATCCAACATAAAAAACTCGTGCTTCATCATCTGGATATTTGGTCATGTCATTAAAAGATCTTGGTGCAATATCTGTTAATAGCATAACATTATCTGCTTCACCACCTTTAGCTCCGTGAATAGTAGATATTTTAATTCTTGGTTTATTTTTGAATGATTCTTTTTGTCTTAAACAAGCGATGATGTATTCACGTTCTTTAGGCCTGATCTTATCTAGACCTTTATGCCAAATAATGTTGGGCATACCAGCTGTTATTCTGGTATACATCGTGTTTTTATTTCTGTTTAGTTTAAGACGGTGAGATGTATATCTATTTATAGACTTTATCTCTTCATGAAAGCATATCCCGTTACGACGAAGCTTTTCCCAGGATTGTATTGCTTTTAATGCTGGACTGTCTAATATCCCTTTGTTTTTAGATTCATAGACATATCCATTGCGTTCACACATTTCCTCTAGTTGCTTTAACATATAGCCATTTCTAGCTAAAAGCAACCAGGAACCTTTACTTACATCAGGTTGTTCATAGTGACTGTACCATTGAATACTACCTGGTATGTGCTTGGGGTCCCATCGTTTGGCTCTGCGCTTAGATACACGTCCAATAATTCTGCTCGCGAAACTGTGGATCCTTTCTGGGACACGGTAACTTGTGCCAAGGACTTGAACTGATCCATTAAGTGTTCTGAATCTATCAACGTCGGCTCCGGCCCATCGGAAAATTGCTTGGTCATCGTCTCCTGCAACATATACTACCTCTGCTTGTTGTGATAATTTATTTATTACTTGCCATTGTACCACGGAAAGATCTTGAGCTTCATCAATAAACAATACCTGCAATTCAGGATCTACTCCTTCCTCAACAAACTTAGTCAACATGTCTGTATAATCAATTAACCCCATTAAATCCTTATACTGGTAAAAGGCATCGGCAACTTGCCTTAGTTCAAACCAATTAATATCTTCATCGTAAGACGTTTGCCATTGCTCTTCTAAAGATATTTGCTTAATACGTCGCATATTCTCATGAAATAAAAATCTGTCTCCTTTCTTAGAAGTCATGAGAGTACCTTCAGTTAAATCTAACTTAGATGAAAACTCAATGCCTAATCTAGTACCTAATTCTCTATAATGACTTAACTGCATAACGCTAGACTTATTAATACCTAACTGTCTATAACAGAGAGAATGAATTGTTCTAAAGAATACTAGGTCGTCATCACTCAAATCAAATTTATCAATAGCTCGTTCTTTAGCTTCATTTGCTGCCTTCTTTGTAAAAGCCAAGAAGCCTATATTCTCAGGTTTTACGCCATTGGTAATATGGTCTTCAACTAGCTTTAATAATGTTGTGGTCTTCCCTGTGCCAGGTGGTCCTACAATAATCTGAACTTTGTTGGGGTTCATAGTATTGCATCGGAACCAAAGTCTGGTACATCAAACTCTTCTGTTTGTTGAGCAAACTCTTGTACAGACCAGGCATTAATACCTTTACCTTTCACATTAAAGAAATGATGCTCAGCTCCACGATCTTTAAGCATCGCATAGATCTGATGAACCTTAAAATCTCTAAAATGCTGTCTATCTAAGAAAGCAAGAAGATCATTTACTCTAAAATAAGTTCGACCATTCTCCGTCCACGGCTTACCAATAAGTAATTCTTCTTTAACTTGAGCTTGAACTCTACCAGTAGCGAAAGCTTCAAGCATTTCCCAAAACTGTCCTGCAGCAGAAGCATCTTCAGGAACTTCAACAATATTAACGTTGTCTAATAGGTGTTGTATAAGCTGTTGCCAATTATTTCTGTTAACAATAGATGGCATTGAGTTAAGCTGCTCCATACATCTACGTTGAAATCTATTCTGATTTTGTAAGTCATCTGTAGATAATTCTAAGCGTTCACCTTCAACATCAATAAACCAAATAGGTGGTCGTGTATCTAACTTTGTTAAACTGCCTAAGTTAGGTTGTCCACCTCCAGATACGCCGATACCATGCTCTCTTTGTCTACAAACCATCGCGTTACAATGTGGAGCGAGTGGAACCCTATTACACATATACTCATAGTCTTTTCGTTTTAAACTCTTAACAACCGCTAAGACCTCTATACTCTTTAGAGGTGGGTCCATGTATTGTCTATTCAACTCTTCAACTTCTTCTTCCCATTTATCTGGAACTGCCTTACGTGCATAAACGCCAAGGTTAAATAGTCCATCATTACGCGTTCCTTCTGGAAAGCCACTTGTTGCTAAATGTTGTAAACAAGGTGGGCCATCAGGTAATTGATCACATGTCTGTGCTTTTATTTTCTTGACGGCTCTTTCTGTTTGTTTAAAACTATTAGCATACTCAATAAACTGTGCTGGTGATAAAGCATTACCATCATTATCAAGGCAATAGCGAGTAGTCTTATCACCATTAAAATATGGCATGTTTAGCCATGAGCCAACATCACCTCTTTCTACCAATAATTTTGTTTGCTTAGGAAATATCTCACAACCGCCAAAGCCACAACTTGCTGCCATGTCAGTTAGTTTTTCCTGCATAAGACTCGCAGGTATAGGCTTCTTTACAAAAAGAAATAAATGCAAACCGCCACTCTTTGTTCTACATGGAACAAGAGGGTAATTCTTAGAGCGTATTTTCTTTATTTGTTCTGGTATATCTAAATCGTAAACGTCAATATCAGCTGCACCCCAATGACACTTAGCATCATCGTCGATAGGAACTATACCAAGGCCTTTCTTACCTTGCAAATGTTCTTCCCATAAAGCATCTGTAACTGGCTCATTTAGCGTCTGAGCACGACCGGTCTTTTTCCCAGAGTGTTTTTCTCCTTTGATCTCATACGAGCCATGCGCTCGTGCAAGACCTTTAAATAGCTCTGAGAACTCTGTTACTAAATCCATAAGTTCTCCTCAATAAAGGCTGCATGTACATACGAAGGCAGCCACTCCGTTCTAAATAATCTACAAGTAAGAATATAAAGAAACCTCTTGTAGAAGATGATGTACTCACCCAACGTTTTAGATTAGATCATCATTATTATCATCTTCACCAGATGGTGCACTCACGTTAACTGCGCCGGAACTTACGGATTCATGGAAAGCTTTTGCTTCCATATAAACGTCAGCTTGATTAACAAGACCAGCAGACGTAATACTCCAACCAAACCAAGTACCCATGTCGTTAGACTCTGGAACAGTTGTTAGGTTATAGACTTGGCCAAACATTGGTGGGGTGATTACTTTACCATCAATGTTTTCACGACGTGAAGCAATCATACTATTCCAGCGTCTAGCTTTTTTAAGCTGCGTTGAAGACATTGTAATAACTGCTTGCATTGGTTTACCATCTGGTCCTACAGCAATAACATAATGGTAAGCGGTCTGAACAATATTATTTCCATTTGGTAAGAAGTCTTTACCATCAATGGTTTTCATATTTGACAGAATAGGATCATTAGGCTCATACTGATTAACAAGACCACCACCTTCTTCACGTGGTTTCCATTCAACAAACTTACGTTGATATGCTGTAGGAATAACTTGAAGACCAGTATCACCATCGAAGATTTCGTTAGATACAGTATTATGTATCATACCTTCTTCTGCACCTTTAATGTAAGCACCATCAGACTTCTTACATTGTGGTGAACCTGACTGTAATATAGACAGGAATGGAATAGCCAGATCATCTGCGCCAATTGTTTCTAAGCCAGCACCTGAGTCAAGTGCTATTGAAGTAAGCATCTCTTTAGAGAGCTCAGTGGTTTTTTGGGTAACTAATTTATTAGTCATTTGTTTCTCCTTTCTTTACTTCTTGATAGAAGCTTTGTTTGAAATGTGGATACTAAATGTATCCATTGGTATAGGCTCACCGGCCTCAATCTGCTCTTTAACAAACGCACGAAGTGTTTGCCAATGAACGGAATCTTTTTCGCTAAATGGAATATTCTCTTCAGACATGAGCTCTTTAACATGGTCAGCAGTATCTTCTTCACCGCGACCAAAATTCATTTTGATCTCACTTTTAATAAGATCGCCAAAGCCATTGTCTCGTAACCAGGAATAAGCTACATCAGCATTCTTTTTAGAAATAGCCGCATAATATTCTGTTGCTACAGAAATGGCAGAGCCATCTTCAAGAACAACTTTCTCTAAGCCAAGCTCACTCATAGCTTGGGGAAGAGCTTCATATTGTAGTCGATCTAATTCTTTCTTTTTATCTTTAAGCAACTGCTCAATATCTTCAATTTCTCTCACTGTAGCAGAAAGAGTTGCTGCGATATAAGAGACTAAACCTAAGTTCATCTCAGCAGCTGATTGATTTTTGGGTGCAGCGTCAGCTGCCATCATATCAGATAGATCCATTGTTTCTCCTTATGTCAATAGTCGTAGGATAATAGTGCTTCAACTCTTTATCCCATTTTAATAGATTAACGTATCCCCCAGTTTTACTAGAAGCAATCATAGCCGCAGCGGCAATTGAACCAGGGTCTCCCATTAATAATAGATAATCCTTCACTGTAAACAAGTCTAAGCCTTCTTGTAAGACTTTTATAACTTCATCATTATTGAAGGTAAACAAGTTACCATGAGGGAGTAGTACGCTGATGTTACCATATTCTGTTGCACTAAGAATGTTTCGCCCGCGTACTTCCTGCGTAACATAGACTGTAGGAACAGTTTTTTCTGTCATAATTATTCTCCTTTCTGTGTAGTAAAGTGTATATTATAATTCGGTTTTTATCCAATGAAAACAGGGAAATTAAATTTAGTCGTTAATTGTTATTACTATATAGAGAAATTTTTTTATTTTTCTAAACCCCATGGAAAAATGCCAATATGTCCAATAATCCAATAATACCCTTATATAGTAAGGACTTAGGGGTTATTGGGTGTTTATCGGTTATTGGCAACTGCCAATAATTTATTTCCAAGTTTACATATTTAATCCGCCGGCGTATAATATATAATAACAATTACCCACCAGAAAGGAGAATATATGAAGTTCAAAACAACACCCTATGCCCACCAATTAGAAGCCTTCAACAGAAGCTGCGACCAACCAGCCTTTGCTTACTTCATGGAAATGGGCACAGGTAAATCAAAAGTTCTTATTGATAATATTGCATATTTATATTATAAATCAGAAATAAATGCTGCCATCATCTTTGCTCCTAAGGGAGCATATAGGAACTGGACAAATATCGAACTAGGTAAGCACACGCCTGATGATATTACTATGACCTTTGCTTACTGGACACCTAATCCTAAGAAAAACGAAAAAGATGCGTTGCTCTCTGTCCTTCAACAAGGTAGTGATACACTAAAGGTCCTTGTAATGAACACAGAAAGTCTGTCTACGACTAAAGGAACGAAGTTTGCTCAACAATTTTTAATGCGCCACCACACATTAATGGCGATAGATGAGTCAACGGGGATCAAAAATTATAAAGCAAAACGAACAAAAGCTGCTCTTAATATTGGTAGACGAGCAAAGTATCGACGTATTTTAACAGGTGAACCTGTTACCAAGAGTCCGTTAGATCTGTATAGTCAAATGGCTTTCCTCAATCCTAACATTATTGGTCATACCTCATTCTATTCTTTTCGAAATAGATATGCAATCTTAAAACAACGCTATACAAATGCAAGGACATTCACAGAAGTAACAGGTTATAAAAATATTGAGGAATTACAAGCACGTATACAAATAGCCTCTTATCGCGTACGTAAAGAAACATGCTTAGATCTACCTCCAAAGATATATACTACTAGAGAAGTTGAGTTAACTGCTGAGCAAAAGAAAATCTACAAAGATCTTGTTAAACGCAGTCGAGCTGAACTAACAGAAAAAGGAAAGTTTGGTGTAGTGTCTACGCCTATGGTTATCACAAAGATATTACGACTACATCAGGTGGTTTGTGGCACATTAAAAGATGATAACGGGGAGTTACATAGTATAAATAGTAATAGAGTTAAGTCGCTTATGGAACTTCTGGAGGAAGTAGATGGAAACGTTATTATTTGGTGTAACTATATTGCTGACATTCACAACATATCTAATGCTTTATCTAAGGAATACGGGCCAGAGTCTGTGGTCCCTTATTACGGAGCAGTTAGTTCTGATGATAGAGTTGAAGCTGTCGATAGGTTTCAATCAGGAGAAGCACAATTCTTCGTAGGTCAATCACGTACAGGAGGTTTTGGTCTAACCCTTACTAAGGCCACCACTGTTATATACTTCTCTAATAATTATGATTTGGAAGTTAGACTACAATCAGAAGATCGTGCACATAGAATTGGCCAAGATGTTTCTGTTACATATGTCGATATGATTTCACCAGGAACAATTGATGAGAAGATTATCCAAGCATTAAAAGCTAAGCGCAATCTATCAACAAAAGTTATGGGAGATGATTGGAGAGACTGGATAAAATAAAGCCTCGGAGTGACTAGTTCCGAGGCTTAAGATCCATCTTCGAGGAGAAACGCTCTTGAGGAGAGGACATTAGTAAGAAGAGTGGATAATTGTATTATACCAAACGATATTATTAATGTAAACAGTATTGGCTAATTAACCCGATTAGTACAGTCACATGGCGGACATACCATCTGCTGTGGTATAGACATCATCTGTCTTGGCATATCCATCATTTGAAAGAAAGCATAACTTGCTGTTGCTGTAATCATTCCAATGCCAAATACTATGGCGCATCTTTTATTCATTTTCCCTTCGCTAATTGCGCTCCAAAGTAGAACTCAACAATCATTGTCGCCCACTTAAAGATCTCTTCATACTTAACCATAGCTTCTACTGTTATATAGGTTGTTGTCTCTGGTTCTTCTATCATCCCATACAACCAGCTAGTGCCTTTCTCTACTACTGGGATAGCAACTTCAATACCAAATAGCCCTGCTAGTGGATATAAAGCTACCAAGCCAAGAATAGAAAACACCAACACTCTACGGTTAAGGGCAGCCATAGGGCTTTCCTTGTTTGCCTGTGCTCTAGCTTTTTCTAAAGCCTCATTATTAACCTGATTACCTTGTATAGCCAGCTTAAACGCTTCATGGTTTTGCTGTGATTTAATTGCAATCAGCTTAGCAATAAAGCCTAAAATAATAGGTATAACATTAGTCAGTAATGCCATCACTTAAACCACCTCTTAATGATATTCCAATAGTGTTTAAAACAGTTAGCAGGACATACCTCAACATACACCCCTCTAGCATTACGATACATCTTAGTCTTTTTCATATTCTCCCCCTAGCAACAGTACAGATACGGAAAGAACAAAGTACAGTCTGCTATCGGCACTAGATAATCAATCATCCAATCGTCTTTAATGTTTCAATAAAACCTATTTCAGTCATTAAG